CTGCAGGACCTTTCAAGTATCCATATGCTTCTACCAGACAAGCGTATAAAAGTAAATCTTGATATTTATTACTTGTATAAGTTCCATTAGTAGCTGCTGGAGCTGCTGTAGGTTGTGTAGTATTAGTAATACTAATTGGTTGTTTAGTATAAGCTAAAGTAATTTCAAAAGTAGCATTTGGTGTAGGTGCTACTACCCAATATTCTGCGTCCCAATTACCATAATATTTTGGAATTCCAGAAGCAGTTCCTGGAGTATCATAATATTCAGCCATAAAACTAGTATCTCTTTTATCTAAAAATACTTGATTTCCAGAACTATCTTTTAATTGAACATATCGAATAAATCTTAAATCAGATGGTATAGTTACATATCTGTTTCCAGAAACTAAGTTAGATGTAGCATAAAATCTATTATCATCAGAATCTGCATCTCTGTAGATTCTGTTTTCTGCATTTTTAATAACAGTTGTTAAAATAGTATTAGATAATACAGAGTTATCTACTTCTGTATAATTTCTAATATCGTCTTGTAAATTTGCTAAAGTATAAGCCATTATGGTGTTAGAGTAACTGGTCCTGCAGTCACAAACATTCCTCCTGATTTTTCTGTTACAGTTGCATTACTCCCGCAATCAAAGCTATAACTATTTGTATCAATAACTGTTATACTAAATCCTGAACTATTTTCAAATAAAGAATACACCAGGCCTCCGGGGCTTCCATTTACATTTCTAAAAACAACAGTATCATTTGTTGTTCTTCCATGTGCTGGCTCTGTAACTGTTACAGTGCTTGATCCTGAAATTAAACTTAAAGGATTACCTGGTAACATATTTTCTGTAGCCGGTTCAGTTCTATCTGGTCGTGCATTTGATAAACCTTGGGGATCACCTGTAAATCTAGTTGGTTGAATCTGTGGTTGTTTAGATTCAAATTCTGAAGAATGAACAAAACTTCCATTCCATTCAGTTAACATTTCTTTATAAGGAAATGCCATACCTGATCTATCTGATATTGCTTGAGCATATTTTCCTCTTGATAACTTTGCCATTAGACTCCTGGATAATAAGTTTTAGGTGTTATGAAAGAACTAGAAGAAGAACCATCTTCTTGTAATGCTCTATTTAATTCATCTTCATATAACATCTTTAACATTTGAATTCTATCTGGTGAATATTTAACAGCTAAATAATATGCAAGTCCAGCAATCATACATGGTACAAATCTATAAGGTACATCTGCATCGTTAGTATAGTCTCCGGCATCTTGTATTCTTTTTACATAATAGTAATTAAAAAACTTACCAGCTTGATCTGTTCCTGGAGTTAAATATAAAGTTACAGTTATCTTATCAATAAATCTTTGAACAAAATATTGAGTAGGTTGACCTGTAGAAGTTTTATTAGATAATGCTTGATAAGTTGATCTATTTATTTTTGTAAGAGGTGTATCAACACTATCTGAATTTCTAAAACTTGCTTCTAAAATATCATCAACACCATAAACAGCGGTAGCACTTGAAGTACCATCAGAAGTTGATCTAAACATTGTATATGTTGCTTGATCTGCAACTAATGTAATATTGTTGTTTGCAACTTCCCAATAATGCAAACCTCTATTAGCCCATTCTTGAAACATTATATTTAAAGAACGTCTTGCACCTTTTAATTGATATCCTGAAACACCTTCTATTCCAATTCTTTCATAAGCTTCTTCTACAATATCTGCAATAGAAAAACCTTTTTCAAAAACTGTAGTTCCAGAGGTTGTGTTAGCCATTTAGCCTCCTAGCCAGTGTATCCGATAGTAACAGATCCTGTTCCAGTTACGTCTGCATAGATAGTATTTTCAAATCTAATTCCGTTTCCAGGTACATAAAGATCTAGTCCTTCGCTTCCAAAAGTAGATTCAAATATAATAGCTCCAGATGCAGTTGCTGCATCATAAAGTTTTATATTTGTAACTCCTGTAGCTTGAATGTATGTAACTCTAGCAGGACCAATATTAGTAGATCCTCCTGAAGCAGTTTTTACCTGTCCGTCAGCTGTAAGTGTTGTAAATTTTTGGTCTGATGACATATTGTTTTCTCCTATTAATTTTATGTGGACCCGAAGGTCCACAATAATTATTTATTATGATGACGCAATGTTTGCAAGTGTATCACATCTTTTCCAGTTTGTTCCATCTGAAAAAGCATACACTGCAGCACCTGCTGCACCATTATCAACAAAAATCATTACACCTTTGTTGCTAGCTGCTTCTAATGAATCAGTTCCATTAGTAACAGTGTTTGCGTCAGTAACAGACCAAGTGTTAGTTCCACCTTGTTGAGTGTCACCTGCATTTGGGTTAGGTCCACCAATAAAACCATTTAATGAAGTTACTGGTCCTGTAAATGTAGTATTTGCCATGATTATTCTCCTAGTTAAATTTCACATAGTCTCTAGGCCGTCGACTATACTGCGTCCATGCGAAATATTAATTTATGTATAGTTATTATTTTATATATGAAATTATAAAAAAGTGCAAGAAATCCCTAGGAGAAAATCAACTTACTGTAATGTCTAAGTTCTAATTAACCAGCGAAAAGATGAACTTCACCATTTCTAGGATTATTATGAACCCTTGCTTCTTGTTCTGTAATGATTGATCTAATTACTCTTTTGATCTCATCACCTAGAACAGACATTTCTGGTGTTATTTGTCCTTTGTTTTCAAGAAACAACTCGTTCCATCTAGACTCGAGTTTCAGTTTCTTTGCGAACAATACCATGTTGTCCTGAGCCATTTGTAACCTCCTCATAGGTTATGTAAAAACTACTTGTAGTACTATTGTACTGAAGATCGTTTTTTTCCCATTTTATATCAGATTTTCCTAAAAAGTCAATAATGGGTTTATTTAGCTCATCCGCATTATTTATCTCTTTATCACTTTCAATTTCAAATTTTGTTTGAAGATGTTTTGTAAATATTTTTATTAAGTATTTATATTGAGTCATTTTTTCTTTCTATTTTGATAATGAGGCGAGATTGTGTCTCGCCTCAAAATTTCTAATTATTATGCACCTGGTGATGCAAAAATACCTCTATAGTCAGATACACCAAATGAGTATCTTTCTCTA